AGATCAACCTCCCACGGTTTCGCATGAAGCGCAATTGATGTATCATCTAACGTTAAAAACGTTGGCAGGGCAGTAGACTTCGCAGTACTGATCTGTTTCTTTCCATCAAGTCTGACATGCTGTCCCGCAGCAACAAGACAGGAATAAAGCATATTAGCCGGAAGATAGGGTTTACCGTCCAAGTCTAGATATACCTTCTTCTCACACTCCTCCCGAGGGGCGGGACGGGGCGCACCCTTCGGAGGCTTTACCTTATCGCGGATCTTCAAAAGTTCCTCTTCGCTGACGCGATTCATGAGGAGCGGAGTCTTCCCGCGACAGGTGACGGCAACGTGAAGGAGTTCATTCGTGATACGACGGGGAGTTGATGCGATTGAATTTGTCATAAAATCCTCAGTTTACAAAACGGCAGGACACCCAAGCCCACCCAACGAAAGACTGCAAGAGCCTACAGAGCCATACACTAACTAACCTCATCTCCTTAAAACTCGTGAGGCGTGCCGATGTCCCACACAGGCAGGTTGCCAGACGAGACAAGCATGGGATTAACCGGCACGCTTCGCGGGTTTTAATCAGTCTCATCTGGCATTAACACTATAGCCTATAGTGGTTTCTAAAGCAACCTAAAGACGTATCTTACTATTGCCACATTGAAGATATTGTGTATGGGCCTATCATCTTATTAATGCAACTGTTCAACGGCCTCTTTAGAAACAAACAGCAGAGCGCTTCATTCTCCTCCGCTGCAACTCTTGAAACTCCTCCCGTTAAAATCAATGGTGCCGAGTACACCGCCGTTGATACCAAGGACGGGTTTTTTACTCTGAAGGATGTCCTCTTTTTCGGTGAAGTCCCGAAGGGTGAAAAGAACGCTCCGGAAGACGTCAAGGGCGGGCGGATGCAGCAGATGGTGGATGCTGCTCTCGCCAAGTACGAGAAAGAGAAGTTTGCTGCGCCTTCCCATAAAGGCCATCACAAGGCCATTGCTTTCGAAGATCCCGAGTTCCTGGGCTTCATGCTTCCCAAGCGCGTTGGCAAGACGGTCCTCGACGGCAAAGAGCAGGATGCCATCTTCGGGGATCTCAAGTTGAAGGCCAGCGCCTTCGAGCGGGTCAAAAAGGGCGAGCTGCCTTACCTCTCTCCCGAAGTCGACTGGGAAACGTGGCAGTTCTCCTCCATGGCGCTGCTGGATTCCATGCCTCCCCACTTCAAAGGCCCGCTCATCACCGTGGGCAAGATCATGGAAGACGCCAGTGCCAAGTTCACTGTGGACGCCACCACCTCTCAGGGCAAGTTCATGGCCTTGAAGGAGAAGAAGGAAGGCGATCCCAAGGAGTCTGGAGAGAAGGAAGAGGGCGGCATTGAGGAGCGCCTCGAGCACCTCGAAGCCTCTTTCGCCACGATCGATAAGTCCCTGGCGGATGTGTTCTTCAAAATGGGAATGCCCTACAAGGGCGCCCAAATGGGTGACAAAGGCTACATGCACAAGCAGGATTCTTCGGCTCCTAAGGAAGATGATACGAAAGGAAATACCGTGAGCGAAAAGACCAAGTTTGAAGATGATCCAGCCGTGATGGCGAAGTTCGCGGCGCAGGATGCCAGCATGAAGGCGCTGGAAGCCAAGATTGCTGCGAAGGATCTTGAGGATGCCAAGAAAGCCCGCACGGCGGCGGCTTTCGAGGAGCTGAAAGACTATCCCCTTACTCAGGTTGGTAAGGACGGCATCGCCAAGTTTGCCGATGACGCCGACAAGCTGAAGGTCTTCGTTGACGTCCTGAAGGCTCAGACGCCGAAGAACTCGCCCAAGTCGGTCTCCGAGTTTGAGGCGAGCGCCAAGCCGGCCACGCCTGCGATCAACGGCGCTGATCCGGATCTCGCGGAGTTCCAGCTCAAGCGCCCGAACGATATGCCCGCGATCCTGAAGTATGCGGAATATCATGCCGCGTGGAAGACTTCCAAGGCTTCCTTCGGCGCGTCCGATGAACTCAAGAACCGGAAGACGTTCATCGAGATCATGATGAAGATCGATCCTACCGCTGACTACATCAAGAACCACAAGATTGAAGGGGGCAAGTAATGGCGACGATCACGGCTTTTGTCAGCCGCAATACCAAGAAACTGGTTTCTCAGCCTATCGCCTTCACGGTTGCGAACGCCGTGACGATTCCGGTTGGCGCCTTCACGATGCTCCCCGGATCTAGCGGCGACACCGCCAACCGCGGCTTTCTCGACAACTACATCAACGAGAGCACGGCCATCTATGCGGGCCTGTGCGAATCGTGGGCTGGCGCGCCTATCCTGACCTCGGTTGTGACGAGCTCGGGCACTTCGGGCATCGTGGTCGGTAATACCTCGCCTGGCGCTACCTATTCCGCCACCCTGGCGAGCGTTGAAACGGGCACCTTCATCCTGATGGGCGTGAGCATTGCGGGCGGCTCGGCTCAGACGGACGTTGGCAAGAAGGTCTGGATGCTCAACAACAACGATTTCACGCTTACGAGCCAGACCTCGGTGGGTCTCTCTGGCGTCGTTGGGCGCGTGGTCAACTTCGTTAGCGCCACGAACGAGAACATCCTTCTTTACGGAATGACGAGCTCTGACTTGCTGGTGAGCTAACACAACAAAGAATTAGAGGGGAAATCAGATGAACGTGATCAATGCTGGTGCGCTGCTTACTCCGGGAATGCTGGCTGACTGTTCCCGCGTGTATGCGGACACCTATACTGGGATCGAAGCGGAACTCGGGGATGTCACTTACCTGAGTGCAACCTCCGACAAGCTTCAGGAGATCCGGGGCTATCTCCAGACGGCTCCGTATCCCCAGCGCTGGGACCGTGGGACTACGATCCAGAGCGAGACCATGCAGTCCGTCCAGTTCACCATTCCGAACCAGGACTGGGGCGCTCGGATCTACTTCCACGATAACGATGTTCAGGACGACCAGACCTCGAGCCTGTACGATCAGGCGCGGCAGGTTGGTCGGCACTGGGCCACTCTGGTTGAGCGCATCTTCTACCAGGTCCTCCAGAACACCACGGACCCGAAGCTCCTCCCCACGGTCCCGAACGCCGCGGACGGCACGGGCCTGTACTCGGGTTCCGCTCGCTTCGGCGTGGCGACGGGCAACCAGTTCAACAACACCGGCCAGACGGTAAACGCCGTCATGAACGATCTGTTCACGATCAAGCAGACGCTCATCAACTTCCAGGATACTCAGAGCCAGCCGCTCTGGGATCCGTCGCAGATCAGCAAGAACGGCTATAAGATTTTCTACGGCCCCAACCTGACGCTGGTGATGTCTCAGGCCCTCAAGGCCGCGGTTGTGCCGATCGGCGCGAATACCACGACCTCTAACGCTGGCATTTCGAACTTCGTTCTGTCCGATGGTACGCCGATTATGCCTGTCATCAATCAGCGGATCACTGGCAACAGCTTCTACGCTTGGATGCGCGGTCTTTCGAACGAAAAGCGTTGCTTCATCAAGCAGCAGCGCCAGAGCTTCTTCGAGAGCATCGCCAACTGGGAGACCAGCGACCATACCCGCGATACGGGTGAGCTGTATGTCCAGTACAAGGATCGGGCTGGCTACGGCCTGGTTCTGCCCCTCAATACGGTCAAGGTTGTCTAAAGAGGAATACCCAGGGTCTAGAAGGAGGAATTGAGTTTATGGCTACCGCTCCTGTTGTCGAAAAGCCTTCGACGGTCAAGGAAGTTGATCTTGTCCAGCAGCCCCTTCGTAGTGATGTTTCCTTTCTGGACAAGATGCGCAAGGATCCGTCCAAGCCGGATAACCTGAAGCGCAATCTGTACTGGTACGGCACCCTTCCCACTACCAAAGCGGCCATCAATGGCAAGAGCGCTGAAGCCAATTGGATGCGCGAAGATGGGATGAGCCTCTGGAGCGGCAAGTGTGAATGGTTCCAGAACATCGCCATTCGCGGCATCGTGTTCCAGGCCTTCAGTGGCACTTCCCAGCGTAGCCCCGTTCAGTCTCCTAATCAGCCGATCTCCAACGGGATCACCATGGCCGGCGCCGTTGGCGAGTTCACGGATGAGGAAGTGAAGGAAATTCTCTTCCAGGCGGATCATCATATGATCCGCGGCCCGATCAATGCTGGGCGCCCTGAAACGGCGTCGATCTATCGTCTGATTGAGCTGCCGATCGGCTCTGGCAACTGGGTTCATGAGAGCCAGAATCCGGAGTTCCAGACGCATGTTCGGACTCAGTACAACCAGGATACGGATCGGCCTGTGTCCGATTTCGTCTACTTCGTCAAGATCAAAGACCGTTTTCAGCAGCATGACGTTCCCGCTCTTATGCGGAATCCTCAGCCCTCCCTAAGCGGACGATAAGGTCTCATTTTCGCCATAGGAGGGCGTTCGCCGACAGGAGGGTAGCAGCATCGCAAACATGACGGTGGCCGCCGTTCAGACGGCCTTTTCCAACGCCTGCAAGATCCTGAACGAGCAGAAGAAGTTCGGGTACGTCAACGCTACGAACTTGGTCTCCCTCATTGCGAGCTATGAGGCGAGTTACGGCGGCGATTTCATCCGGCCGGCGGAACAGGCTATCCAACAGTGCAGGGCGGCCAATAACGGCGTCCTGATGCCGAACTACATCCAGACCGTTCTTCGGTCCTGGATTCAGCAATATACGCTCTCGGCGCCGCTTCCTACGACCACCAACAACGATGCGGCGATGTTTCAGGAACTCTTCCTGTACATGCAGAAGAATCACCTTGCCGTCTCGAGCCGCGCTATTACCTACGGCACTCCTAGTGCCTATGGCAGCTTGAGCGGAGGTAGCAACCAGGGCAATGGCCAGATTCTCAGGCTTACCAGAGATCAGTGGAACTATCCCATTGAGAACATCTGGTGTGATAGCAAGCTGGCCCGGTGCGTACAGGATGCTTCGACTGGTGGCAAGACGGGCCAGGAAGTTTTCAGCGTCCAGGCATCCGTTCCATACGTCGACCAGATCCGGCGTAGCGGATCGGGTATTAATGCAGTCGTCACGGCAAGAAACACGGACGATACCAACCCTGGGCTGTTTAATGCTTCCTTCGATAGCTTCTCCAGCGCTACGGGATCCGCTACCAATCCGAACGGCATCTCTAACTGGACGAGCTCCGCGGGCGATTCCAGCTCCGTCTACACGTTCGACGCTACGAACTATTACCGCGTGGCGCCGTCAACGACGTCATCGAACAGCTATGCAATCAATCTGGTTGCATCCACGACGCTGGGGCAACTCCTGAGCATCAAGGGAACCAAGCTGAACCCTGGAACCCCTTACCTTTTCGCGGTGATCTATAACGCGCAGGTGAACAGCGCAACTGGGACGCTGACGGCACGGCTTGGAAACTACGGAACCTCCGTCACTGTTGATGGCCTGACTGGCTGGCGCGTTCTCTTGGTTCCTGGAGTGACCGGACAGGGCTGCTGGCCGAAGAACTTCATCAAGAGCGATCCTTCCTTGACGGATGTACAAATCCAGTACAACCGGACTGGCGGCAGCGGCCTCCTGATTGGAGAGGCGCTCCTGCTTCAGGGCCAGCCGCATGACAATACGTGGTACTGGGCGATTCCTTCCACCGCGGCCACCTATAACCCTTGGAAGATCAATGATCAGCTTCAATGGGCGGATGTGGACGGCGGGACTGGGGTGAATCAAAACATGATCTGGCGTGGGTGGAATTTCTACCTGCCGAGTTCCAACGGCTCAAGCGTTACTTGGGCAGACGCCTAAAGAGGATTAGATATGGCTGCAACTCGCACTAATTCCGCGGTAATCGCCAGTGGCGCGACTGTTTCCGGCTCAATCGATCTGGATTCTTACGGATCTCTTGAAGGGCTTGTTGGATTCATCATGCCTGCTGCTTTTACCGGAAGTGCCATTACGTTCAACGTTTCCACGGATGATGTGACCTATAGTGCCCTGAACGACTCTTCGAACGCAGCGGTAAGCATTACGGTTACCGCTGGAAAGGCTTACGCTTTAAAGCAGGATGTGCGCTCCACTCTTTCCCCATGGAGATATATCCAGTTTGTGAGCGGCTCCAGCGAAGGTGCGGCTAGAACCATCACTCTGCTCAAGAAGTAAGAGAGGTGCGCTACGTCTCTTCTTGCAGACTATCAGGCCCGAGTCAATGCGCAGCTTAGGACCAACTTCAGCAATCCTGGAGCTTCTACCGCCACCACTCCCAATACCGCGCTGGAGACTCTAGCGGCTTCTGACGTCGCGGGACGGTTTCAGACCATCTGCGGCGTTGCCTATGACTCTACCGTAGCCGCTCACGTTGACGCCTGCATCAATCTCATGATGCTCAAGCTTCAGTGTTGGACGGGTCAGATTTCTCCTTCGGAGTACGAAGCCGCGGCGGAATACCTCGATACCCTGAAAGATACCTTGGGCCGGGATAGGGTCCTCGCCTATACGGATTCCACGAAGACCAGGACACCGGATCCCATGGGCGCCACCGTGGATACCGACTGGACTAAATCAATCGGCATCGTTCCTACCTTACCTGGTGGTGGCATCTCTCAATCATTGGGGATCGGTGATGTCTGATGCACTGGACCCTAATGTCACGATCCACGGAGCTCAGTTAAAGGCGGTCATTCGCCTGAAACAAGAGCTTGAGAATCCTCAAGCCCTGATGAAGAAGCTTGGTGCCATGGTGCTTGGCGCCTCCATCGACTCCTTCAAGTATCAGCGTCTCGGGGAATTCAAGTGGGCGGCAAGATATCCCAACCAAGGAGAGCCTAAACTGAATATCGCTGGCACCGTTTCAGACTTCCAGAATGGCCGACTCTCTCCGAAGCCTATCCGGTTTGTCGATCGGCCGGCGCTGATTGATGAAGGTTTCAGAGGTGGTCTTATCGCCTCCATGACCTATAAGCCCCTTGATGCAACCTCCTTTGAAGTCGGAACGATGAAGCCATATGCCGGGACTCAGTTCTATGGCGGCACGACCAAGCAGGCGATCAGCTTTCAGGTAAAGCAGGGAATTAGGAAGTTCCTCTACAAGAGGGGCGACAAGAAGAAGGGCTATACCAAAAAGGCAGAGCTCTACGCCGATAAGCTTGAACCTTTGCTCAAGAAGCGGGTTCTTACAACGAAGGTTGGCTCCAGGCCTTTTGTGGGCATCTTCCAAGCTCTCTGGAGAGATATGTTGAGCGCCATCCAGGAGCATTTCGACAAGTACGCGGGGAATAAGTAATGGCTGCCCCAAGTAGCGGAAGCATCATCTGTATCCGTGGAACCTTGAGTTTTAATGGCACGGTTCTAGGGATGCTGCGGGATATGGTCTTTGAGCCTAACTCTAGAGATAGGCTGATTTATGCAGAGGAGTGGGGAACACACGTAGATGATATCTACCTTGGAGATGCCCCGATCTTCCGCGGCGTTCTTCGCTATCCCGATGCGGATGCTATGACGATCTTCCCGCCGGCGGGATCGTTCTCCTACGCCTACAATCAGACGAATAGCAAGCCGGGTACGCCGCAAGCTAGCAGGGCTGGAGTGATGCTATTTACCCCCACGGCCTCTGCATCTCATCCTGGAATCAAGTTCTATAACGCCATTCCGTCGATCGATGATGCCGCCAAGCTGCAACTGTCCCTTGGCGAGGAATACGGGCTTGCGGTGTCCTTCACGGGGATCCCCGATTCTCAAGGCCGTGTCTATGCGGTCGGATTGGTTGGTGGCTTGCCATGAGTCCACTAGAAGCTTTTCATCGTGGAGGGGGAAGGTTCACTTGGGCGGAATGGTGCGCTTTGTCTGAAGACGATCAGGTAGCGTCTATCGAAATGGTTGAGAAGTTAACAATGGAGGATGCCGCACTCGTTATCTATTACATGCTCAAACCCGTGGAAGCTCTGGCTCTGGTAGAGGGGGAAGATGCCGCAGTAAGGGCGGCTCTGGAAGGTAAGCTCAAGTGAATATTTCGACGCTGACGACGGCCCTTAAAACGCAGCTTATTGCCCAGCAATGGAGCGGTGGGAATGTCGTCTTCCCTACGGGAAGCGTACAAATCACGGCGAATAGCGAAACGGCTATGGAATTTTCCCTAAAGAATTTCCGTAGTCCCATGGCGCTCATTCAGCCGCTCGATGGGGAAAGCGATCCGAAGTATGACGAGGAACCTGATCTGCTCTATGAAAACTTCCAAGTTCGGTTGATCGTCAACATCCCTGGTGATCCTGTCGGCTCGAATGCTTTGATGGGCGCCAACCTGACCAATGGCGCAAATGCCAGCGAAGGGCAGGGATTGTTCAGCCTCGAGCAGCAGCTCTATAACGCCATTGGGCTTCTGAATGCCGCTCAGAGCATTACGATTCAGTTCCGCGGTAAGGGCCAGATCAGGGCGGGACATCTGGAGAACAAGACGTATCTGGCGTACCGGGATTATTCTTTCAGTGCGATGTGCACATGGATATAATAATCTCTATGAAAAGAAAAGAGATAACGCGGAGTCAAGTATGTACACGCTGTAAGGCATTAAAACCACGTTCACAGTATAGAGATAGACCGTGGCCAAGTGGGTTTATTTCTAAGATGTCTCAGTGCAATACGTGCCGCAACCAATTAGTTATGAATTGGAGACATGGAAAGGGCAAGCAACGCTGGAGAGAATACGTACGCGAAAGGATGGAGAAACCTGGGGTTAGAGATCAAGCCTATTACAACAGAAGGAAGTGGGGCAGAACAAATAGAGAAAAACTTAGAGATGCAAACTTCTTTAAGAAATATAGATTACGCGTTGAGCAAGTTGAGGAGATGAAGAAAGCTCAGAAATATAAATGCGCTATCTGTAAATCCGACAGATACCCACTGAATGTTGATCATGACCATAGGACTGGTGTTGTTCGAGAAATGCTTTGTACTCCATGTAATTATGGTCTTGGGCAGTTAGACGATAATATATCTCGGTTGAGAAGTGCAATAGCATACCTACAAAAGCACAGCTTTAGAGAAGTGCTAAATGGCGGATAGCCCGACCACCGGAGACGTAAAGGTAACTCTAAAACTCGACACCGACGAAGCTAAAAAGAAGGTGGACGAGGTAGAGCGGCGCCTTCGGAACAATGAACGCAGCCGGCGCATGGTGGTTGATCGCGTCAATAAAGACGGCTTCAATGCCAAGCCTAGCGGCGGAAGAACCGGACAGAACATTGCGGATAAGCTCCTCGAAAAGGTACTGCCTAAGTCTGGGGGCTATAATCCGCAGGTTAATATCGGGACGATTGGGAAGTTTTTTGGAACTCAACTGCATCAGCAATCTTCTGGAATGCCTCAGTCTTCCAGTGGCACTTCTCCTCAGAATGCTGGATTGGCTGCATTAAAATCTATTGGTAATAAACTTAATCCATTTCCTAATGGCGGTATTAACGGGGATAACGCTGGTGCTAATGCATCTACACTTGGTCTAGCTGCTGCACTTTATAAGGCTCTTGATAAAGGAGCTCAATATAGCGGCCTTGCTCTTGCCTATTCAATGAAGAGCGGCGCGGCAGCATCGCAGACCGAGTTTGGGAAATTCTTGTCAGATGCAAACGGAACATTTTCTTATGCCAACAATTACTTTAAGTCATGGAAAGAATCTTTTTCCATGGCTTACGATTGGGATTCAACTGTAGCGGCGGTTACAGGAAAACTTCCAGATACGTTCTTCTATCGTTCAAAGTTCTCAAGATTGTCGCAATTTCAAAAAGAATTCTCCGATCTGATGTCGCGTAATGAAGCTCAAACAAGGGCTGGTGCAGTTGGTAATAGTGGCATTACAGATCAGCTTAGAGATGGCTTCTTTCTGAGTATGAGCAGATGAACAATGCGGTGAATGAATGCCTTTAACTCGTGATTATGTCATTACCTACAACGGCTTTTCGGTAGGTGGTTCTACCGCTCGCCAGATTGATGGCGATGTCCGCAGGACCATGGATAACAATTTCGAAACGACTGTTATTGAATTCGACTTCATCACGACGGCTATCACGGATGCAGCTTTCTCTACTGAATGCATTGCCTGTGAGAACGCTTTCCGAGTTCCTCGTCAGGACTTTACCTGGACTCAGGCTGGTCAAACCCTGTTCTCTCTCAAGCAGAGTGACAACACGGGTTTGGACTGCAACCCAAGCATTTCTAAGCCTGGCGATCCCGCTGATACTGGACGGTCTATCAAGTACCACGTTCGTCTAGAGTTCGGGCGCCCAGCAGACAATACCAGCACTTCTGGCCGGCGCTTCAGTACCGTTACCGTCTCCTATTCTCCTAGCCGTCAGCGCACCGTCACGATCGACGGTATGTATACGGCGCTGTCGGCTAACGGCTCCTATGAGCAGTATCTAGCGAGCATTGCGGCTTATGCCACGACGGCTCTTAGCACCATTGACAATACTGCAACCTGGGAGAAGATTTCGGAGCCGAAGGTAGATTTCAACATCTCCGACAAGTTCACCAATTTCACGGTGATCTATAAGGAGATTCTTTTTAACCAGGGCGCTGGAACTCTGGATGTTGCAGAGCTCATCGACCCCACCCTTATCATTGACGTTGAACGCTTCTCCTGGGACGGCAGCGATCCTTCAGGGTTCTCGACTGGGGATGGATCTTCTGGGACGGGTGTTTCAGGGATCTCCGACTATTCAGGAACGACTAGCCCAACTGTAGTTAGCGTTCCCGGTAGCGGTCCCGGAACGACGACGAGCACCCAGGAAAAGCCTTGGATTATTAACCTCTCCTATTCGGTCGGAGTGGATAAGACCATTACCAAGGATCTAGTCACGGAATACAAGAACGTCGTAAGGCCTTTGCTCATCCAGGCAGCGAAGACGGAAGCATCTGGGGCGTCCTTGACGCTCATCGAGGACAAGCCGGAATACGATCCCTACTACAATCGCATCAGCGTTTCCATGCAGTTCATTGCTTACATCAACAACAACATTGAACGGCATGTGACGGTCAGCGATCGGACGAATACCGGCATTGTCCTTCATGGCCTCTGGACTCCGAACGTGTTCGACTACTACGAACACCAGGGGCCTGCCATTCGCCTCCGGACTATCCTTGAGGAGTTCGTCGCCCTGGACGTCACCTACAATGGCGCTGCCATGAAGATGATCGACAGCCTTTGGGATGGCGGGGCGACGAGTTGTAACCTTGGGGATAAATGGCGCGTCATCTCCAGGGAGCCCAAGGGAACGAGCATCAACCGCGGTATCTCGGATGGCGGGACGACGAACTATGTTGCTTCCTGGGCCATCGAAACCGTCTGCCAATACGGGAACTTCAGGACTTCCAGCGTTGCCACGGCTGGTACCGTTAATGGTGGAGTCGCCACCTAATGGTTGCCAAAAAAAGCACCGCCACTCTTGAAGGCTATCCCATCATCAATAGCGCTCCTGTAGGCTGGTCTCTTAGGTCTGGAACCTCTCCGACCATTACATCCGTGGAGATGATCCCGGAAGATGCTCAAGCACTGTTCCAGGGTGGCGCCAGGAAGGCGCCCGTTACGCTTACTATTACCGGAAACAATGGTCAAGCATTAACGATAACGAATCTCTGGATTCTGAATCTTGCGCCTGGGCCTAACCCTTACATCACCTCCGTCACGCTTGCCGATCGGCGCTGGTTCTGGAGCTATGCCCATACCCTTCGTCGCCTGAACATGCGCCGCAGGGTAGGCAACAAGCTGGCGGTAGCTTCTGATCAAGCACCCGTTCAGCTTAACCAATCCGTCCCGAACTTCGCCTATTGGCCCTGGTCCCTCAACAAAGGGGCGATCTGGCAAGTAGACGACGCTATGCGGGACATCATGACCAACTCTGTTGACGGAGTTCTCCAGAAGGAGAAACAGTATTGGGGCCAGACGGCCCAGATGACGATTGATAGTCGTCTGACGTCCGGTGGTAGTGGCCTACCTCTCGAGGACTTCCAGCTAGACGACCAAGGCGACGGCGCCGTACAGCGTCTCATCAAGTACCTTCCCGAGGCGGAAGTCTACGTTGATTATGATGGCTCCGTTATCTTCTTCTCGAGGACTGGTGGGGATGAAGCAGCGATCTATAACGCGATTCTCCCGGAGATCCCTGGGGGCGGCCATGCGGCTTTGGTATCGAATGCGGCGCTTCGCCCGTCGAAAATAAACGTCAAGTTCACGCCTGAAGTTGAGGTTCGCTTCGATGCCCTCGAGAACGCCAATTCTTCCGCATCTGGAAGCGGCAACCACGACGTAGATACCACGGTAGGCCCTACGGCTGGTGGTATCAAAGTCTCCTATCAGCGGACCCTAGATAACGTCCTCCCTAGCGTGGACTATCAGTTGACCGTCAACGGCAATACCATCCCCATGGGAACCTATATTCTCATGGATGATGCTTTCACAGCGTGGGGACCGCTACCTGTTCAGGGAGCAAGCCAGAATCTAGATCATCCGCTCATTCAACGGGCCTTTGTGCCTTGGCTGGACCTCTGGAGCAAGCTGAATCAGATCGGCCAGCAACCTGGGCCGAACGGGAATTCTTCGCCTTGGGTGGAGCGCATCGCGGCAGTTCAGAACAACTATCGGACGACCTATCGGCTGCCTTCGGCATGGGTCAATCAGATGTTCTCCATCAGGGCTTTCCGGATCTCTATCATTGATCCTCAAAGCGCCATGCGGGCGCCATCTCTGGCCTACTGTGACTATGCTCTCGTCTATTCTCAGCGCCAGCAAGCCAGGAATGCCGCAGCCGGCGGAAGCTTCGATATCGCTCAGAACAGAAGCGGCTACCCCAAGAATAGCATCTTGGATAGCACGGTAGCCCCAGCTCCCGCTTACATCACCGTCTTGGATCAGGATCAGGGTATCATCCATATCAACTATCGGATTGATTTCAATCGGATGATTGAAATGATTCTGCCGTCAAATCTGAAGTCGGATAACAACTCCATGCCGACAACGAATATTTCCAATCGTGATCGTGCCATTACTTTCGACACCCTGAACAAGGCGGGAGGCTATGCCGCTTTGTCTGCCAGCTTCAAACTGGCTACCGTCTTGACGTGTGTTCCTGCCAGCCCGAACAACATCAACCAGCTTTACTCCATTGCCATCAGCCCTTCTGATGTACAAGACCTCGTTCCTCAAGGGCAGAATACCGGGCTTATGAACGCTCAAGGCCCGGAAATGGATGTCCATTGCGGCTTGGATACCGCCCGTGTGATGTGGCTGGATTCAAGGTCAGCGGACATCGAAGCTATCTTTGGAATCCAGAACGGCGTGGCGAGTTCTACTCCTCTGACGCCGAACCTCAAGGGTCTGGTTATTAACGGGGAAGATGGAAGCCTTTCTACTGGAGCGTCTCTCACCAATCTTGCCAAAGCGGAAGCAGCTAAAGTCTATGCAGCCCTGGCAGATCATTATGAAGGGACCGTTACGGGTGGCATGAATCCGAACGTTCATTTGAACGGGATGTTGACGGATATCACCCACAAGCTTGATGAAAACGGAGTAACGACGACTCAGTTAACAATGCCCTCTACTGCGGAGAGAATGACCAAACAGATAGACGTTTTCAGGTTCTTGAATAGTACGTCTCGGGCTGTCATACTACGTCTCGTACAACCTCAGGGGGGAGCATGAGTCATACCGCTATATCGTTGTCCCCGAATGGTCCCGGCATGTTCCCCTTCAGGCATCGGGGCTTTGACCAGGATAGCCCCCCTTGGGACCTGCATCAGCGGGCGGCTATCCTGGGCTACGAGATTACCGGCCGGGACGACAACGATACCAAGACCTCCGTAGGCGCGTGGAA